CTATACTTGCATAATCGGTTTTGTTGGTGTCTGTATAATTATTAAACTTGCTTTTTCTGATTCCGGTTTCTTTCCGCCTATTCCTCTCCTCCCACTGGAGTATGGCTAAATAATGGTTGTTATACTTATATCCCTTAAGCTCCAGGCCTTCCGAAAATGTCTCTATCCAATTCTCCCAGTCCTTAGGAAGTTTTTCTCTTAGCTGTTTAATCTCTTCTTCTGTTAATAACACATTATTGTATTTTCCATACTTGTGTTTTTGTTTTTTGCTATCTTCAGGCACGGCCGGTATTTTATTTACTTTACTTTCCTTTACTTTCCTTTACTTTCCTTTACTTTTCTTTCCTTTACTTTACTTTGTGTAAAAATGTATACATTTTCTTCAGAAATGTCAACATTTTCGCCCTTTATGTATACATTTTCAAGGCTAATGGGTACACTAATTAAAAGGTATTTCTTCTCGACTTCAAAACGCTTCCTTCTTGAGCACATTTTCATACATCTTTCCTGTATCCCTTTGGATGTTAGAATTTTGTACTTCTCATACAGCGTCCTGTCAAAAATACCTCTTTTAAATGTTGCGTTCAATATTTCAGAAACGGCATTGACACCAACCCCTGTTTTGTGGGAAAACATCAATGCAACCTCTTCATCAAATTCACAGTAATAACCTCTGCTGCCGTATATTCTCATCCACAGCTTAACGATTACCGCAAACCCTATTAACCCGAATTCTGCTTCTATAAGCTCCATCCTATCACTAAGATGCACGTCTAAAGGAAAGAAATCAAATGCTTCTTTTCCCATAAGAATTCTCCTTTGGAACAACGCTGCAACCCTATTTATACGAACGGCAGCGCCACCCCTGTTACGGAACAGCATTACAACCTGCCTTTTCAGCAAACGATAATGCCACCCCAAATTTTATATAAATATATTAATTCTATTGGATACTTACCCAAATATTTTTTGTGAACTGCTGTTTTATTTGGCAGCACCGTATTCAAAGAATACGTTATTATTGTAAAACAACTTAAACGACAGTGCGTGCCATAAATTAACTGCTTAAATAACTTTTTGCTTTATATAACAGCCAGCAAAACTAAAACGGCATATCATCCGGCACATCATTATCGCCCTGACCCATTTTTTTGCTCTCTCCAAAACTTATCTCGCTTACTGTTACATCAGTGGAATAATTTCTCTTCCCACTCTCAGATTCCCACATATGAGTAGAAATTCTTCCGGCCGCTATAATCATCATACCCTTTGTAAAATACTTATTTAAAAACTCGGCTTGATTCTGCCATGCTGTGCAGTTAATAAAATCCGTCTTTTTGCTGTCCCCGTATCCGCTGTCCACAGCAATCGTAAAACTGCACACAGGCTTGTTCGCGCTTGTGTATCTGAGTTCCGGGTCACGGGTCAGCCGTCCCATTAGAATAACCTTGTTTATCATCTCTTTTACCTCTAAGTTAATATTTACTTTTTATCCTCAAACGGCGTTCCTGCGTATATATCAGATACTTCTCCTGTATCCGGGTCAAACTTAAACGTATCGTCAGCCGCTTCTGCCTTAACCTCTATAGGAACAGTATCCTTAGTCTTACTTTCGCCAACATCGCTGTCCTGATAATCTCCGTCTTCCTTGAGCTGGTTAACAAGATTTACGCTCATCAAACCATAGTGCGAAAGCAAGTTTCTCAAAACCGTCTTAGTTGCCATCTCGTCAAAATTATCTCTCCAAATCTCACTGCCCCTTTGATATGCCTTGCTGTACTTTTCTGCGTGCTTTATCACTTCGTCACGGGTCCAGTACAAACACTTTTCAAAACCGTTAAGCGTTTGGAAATACGCAAAATATCCGATAGCCTCATCGCTCTTTTTATCACCGCTTATCTTTACATCTCCCGAAAGCCTATCCCTTGTTACCTCCTCACCCTCATATACCGCGCCGGCGTTTATTGTTCTGTATATTCCCGACCTCATACAAAGCTGTATGTATCCCTTGTATCCCAGCTGAAACGTTGGAACCGTCTTTCCCAGTTTTCTGTTTTTAAACGGTATAATCCACACAAACCCCATCTGCTTGTTTATTGTAAGGTCAAGCGAAACCGCTTTTAACGCCTCTTTTATAACGTCCCCCGGGTCGCACTCCGCCAAAGTTTTATCATTGCTGTATAAATCAATTATACTCGCTATAAACGGACCTTTCTTTTCATGCAGGGTTTGCTCAAGCAGATTTTGCATAGACGCCGAGCTTATCGCCTTGTTCATCAGCTGTGACGGGGTCTGCGGCTTTACTTGCTGCATATCGTTTTTTAAACTGCTCATTGTTGCCATTTATTTTACCTCCTTAATTCTCAGCTGTCTGTTAGGACCGCTGTAAACATAATATTTATCTAAATTTTCTATTTGATAATCTGCCGCCAGCTTTTCAGTGTTAAGTATCCTGCGCGGCTTAGCGCTTACCCATGAAGCGCTGAACTTCCTCCCCTGTGCATAAGAGTTTTCGCCTATCGCCAGTTTTATTCTATTGTCCAAAACCTTGATTCGGTTCTCATGCTCCCTTATCTTATTTTTCAAGTCCCGGCGTTCCCTGCAGGCTGCCTCAATATCGGAAGTCATACATATACAGGTATCCATACTTTCAGGATAAGTCTCTTTTAAAAACCTCTCCGCACTCCTGCTTCCGTCAATTTCAGGCGGAATCTCTTTGCGGATATTGTTTTCCCAAAAATTAACCTCACGCTCTATTAAATAGTCTATAAAGTCATCGTCCCTGAGAACGGTTTTATAAATAAACTTCTGACCGCCTATAAGGCATGCAATATAACAAACATCAGCTCCGGTCACCGCCATATAGTGTTGTATTTGGCAGAGATACGCCGCCGGCACCTCGTCTTTCAGCCATTCTTTTTCGTTAAAGGCGTTTGTAGTCTTGCATTCCAGCACAGCGTTTTCCCCCACTATTCTGCGGTCTAAATCAGCAATTATGAACTCATATTCCGGGTGGCGCAGCACAGCGTTGACTCTCTCAGCTTTTTTACCGGTTCTCCTAACAAACTCTTTTGCCACAATATCCTCAAGCACATTCCCCCAATAAACAGCCTCAATGTTAGATAAGTCGTCATGATGCCCCAGCACCTTGTCTGCGTAAACCGAAAAAGCCCCTTTAAATCTGTTAAGCCCAAGTATGGCAGCGGCGTCACTGCCGCCTATACCATTCCTGCGGACTTCCAGCCACTCGTCACGGCTGAGGCTTTTAGTGTCCCGAACTCTTAAAAGCTCCAAAGTTATTCGCTCCTTTCATGCCAAACGCCTGTCCTCATACTCAGCGTCCAGCTTGTCATAATATCCATAGTCCGGCAGTTCTTCCTCCGGCTCATCGATCTCAGCATAATTACCGCTGTAAAACAGCTCTAAAAACTCAGGAATAATCTCCTTAACAAACCAGTCAAAGTCAGGAGAATTTTCGTTGATTATCCCAATACCGCAGCGGTTCAGCGCATATGTAAGCCTATCCTCAGGCTCTATTATTTCTTTAGTTAATAAATTCTGTATCCTGTTCATATTTTCTCCTTTTCACAACTTGACAAATCTTTTATTATATGTTATATTGATATAGATTTCTTGTTATATATATTTTTTAGTCCGGTTTGTGGTTCCGCACAGCCGGACTTTTTATTTTTCTTTCTTTGATAATTTTTTCGCCTACGTTCATTTAATTCATCCTTATGTGCGGCACGATATTTTCGCTGGCGTTTCAATATTTCTTCTTTGTGCTCTTCGCGATATTTTCGCCTACGTTCATTTAATTCATCCTTATGTGCGGCGTAGTACTTTCGCTGGCTTTCATTTATCGCCTCCTTATGTTCAGCATAATATTTACGCCTATACTCTGCTATTTCTTCTTTGTGTTCAGCACGGTGTTTTCGCTGGCGTTCATTTATTTCTTCTCTATGCTCTTCGTGATATTTTCGCTGGCGTTCTGCTATCTTTTTGCGTTTATTATCTTTATTAATAAATCTAATCTCTCTATCTCTTTGGTTAATTTCTTTTAAATCTTCAGGTAGCAGCTCATTCACTATGCAGTCCTCAAAAATACAATTAAAACAATCCCTATTACACTGCATTGATAACACCTCACATTACAATTTTATGTATTCTTTTGCTTTCCGGCCTTTTGGTTTCTCTATAGCACTCTTCGTCGTCTACCTCCGCGCTAAAAGCTTAATTGACTATTTATTTCATCAACTTTTTTGTCTATTTGCAAAAATGTTTTGTTATATTTAAAACAAGAACTTATAATGTTTTGCTCATTAGATAACAACATTAATTTGTTCCACAATTCCGTATGGCATTTTTTTAAACGTGCAAATTCTTTATATGAACAGTTTGGACAAAACCAGCAACCTCCGCGTTTTGCGAATTTATATATAGGAGAAAGTAAATCATATTTCTTGCATAAATCATATGCCATTTTTTCAGTATAGCCGTATCTTTGAAGCAACGATATTTTATTCGTTCCTTCAAGTTTTTTTAATCTTTTTTGCTCGTCTGTCGCGATTCCGATATATTGAATAAAAGGTTTCTTGACAGTTTTTAAAAAGTTTTTAATCGGTGGAATTTTTAACTGACTATTCGCTGCACACATTCCAGCAAGTAAAAAACCTGCATATTTACCGTTCCTTTCCGGTTTTTTGCTGCGAGTAACGACGTGATAAAACAAATCTAAATAATCCTTTTCGCTACGTAAAATTTGAACGTCATATCCCCATTCACGGAATTTTGGTATCGCTTTATTATGTATAAAATCAATGTGTTCGGGTAACTCACCGCTTATGTTATTTTTGTTGTCAAACATGACTTCGCTGAAAATTATTTTTGAAGCCGGTAAATTATGAATACGCTCAAGTATGATGCTTGCTGTGCTATCCTTTCCACCGCTCCATGAATGAATTGTTATAATCTTATTTCACCTCCACATTAAAAGTTACACTGTTTTGCGTACAGGTCTCTTTATTTTTCTCATTCTCATTTTATCTCACTCCTATACCAATTTTAATATTTCTTTGATTTTTTTCTTCTATCGTTTTAGATGTTCTGCTACACTCTTCGTCCGAAAAGTCCCACCGCCGGTTATCCGGCCTTATTACGACCTTGCGCACATCGTCAGCAACAGGCCGTCCCTCACTGTCCTCTGCGCAATTCAAAAACGCCAAAAGTATCATCATAAGCGGCACTGCGTAAAATATGGGATACCACTCAAGCAGCCTAACCATAACTAACAATACAGCGCCGACCACCGCAGCTGATATTCGTATAATCCAACTATACATTTGTCTTCACCTCTTTCTATATCAGGTCAAATTTAATTTTTTTAACTTATTTCTTCTTTTTTCTAAATCCTCAACATCAATCCCCCAGGCTTCATAAGCTGTAGCGGTACTTACAGTAAAAAAATCAAATGGCTTTTGACCTTTTTCCAACATAAGATTTCTTGCCTTTTTCTTTTTGTTGTATATCGTGCTTGCAGACTTAGTGCCAAACAATTCTCCTATCTCTTTATTTCCGATTTCAGGATATGCGTAATAAATCTTTAACGCCGTATCTATGCTGACAATTCTTACTCTTGCTCCCACTTTTTTTACCTCCTTAATCTAACAAATCAATTTCCCATTTTTCCTGCTATTGCACATATTATAATTAATAAAGCCAACCCAATAAGCACTGCATTATTACCGGCTGAAACAGCTGCGCTAATAATAAAATAAAATACAATCCCGACTAATATCCAACCAGCTTCTTTCAATTTTAACACCGCCTTTTTTATCGTATTAGTAAAGCCATAACAGATAATATTAAAGCTAATACCGATATAGCAAAATATAGAATAAATTCTTTATCCATTTCAATCAGCCCTTCATCATCCACAATATCTAGTGGTTGTTTTTTTCCTTATTTCGTGATATTATTTTGTTAGGTGATTTTCAACTACCTGTTCCAGCAAGTAGTCAATTGATTTTGCGTGTAATATCTGCTTTAACTGTTGCCATACCTTAACACTACCATCGGAGGTTCCAGCCTCTAAGCGTTGGTATTGGCGTTTTGTTATACCCAAATTTTCTGATATTTCTTGTTGTGTATAACCTAATGATTTGCGTGCATTGAGTAAGTTTGTTCTCATGTATCACCTGCCCCTTTCTAAACTCACATGACAATAATTGTCGCGTTGTGTTTTTATTATAACGACATTTATTGTCGTTGTCAAGACTTTTTTAAAATAAAATTTTTGAGGTGTATTATGGCGACATTTGGCGAACGTTTAAAAACTTTAAGAATTGAATCAAAGGCCACTCAAAAACATATGGCTCAAAAATTCAATATAACCGAACGTGCTTATCAAAGATACGAAGGAAATCAATCCACACCGAATTATTCAACCCTTCTCGCCCTAGCCGATTACTTTAACGTATCGCTTGATTATCTAGTTGGCCGCAGTGACGACCCAAAACGCTACTAATCTTTACGCATTGTTGTATTGCCGTACAACAGTGCGTTTTGTTTGTTCTCCGTCCATGTTCTCACTATCCTTTCTTATGCTTTTCTTGTATCAAATAAATCATCAATAGTACATTTTAGAATTTCTGCAAGTTCTGGCAATTTTTCGGTTCTAGGGGTATTATCTCCACTCTCCCACATTGCTACAGTACTTTGTAACACATTCAATTTTTCAGCTAACTCAGATTGGGTTAGTCCAACAGATAGTCTCAGTTCTTTTATTTTTATCATTTTCATCACCTTTCTTATCATTTAATATGATAATAACATAATTTTTATCATATGTCAACATTTAAAATGATTATTTTTTGTATTTTTAAAAAATATGTTGAATAGTATCATTTTTAATGATACTATTTATTTTACAGGACAGGAGGTGTTTGTATGTTTCAAATACAATTAAAAAAGTTTAGAGAACAATTAGGACTCTCTCAGGAAGAATTGGCAAATATTATAGGTGTTCGTCAGTCAACGGTTGGCATGTGGGAAAACGGATCTAACAAACCCCGGCACTCCACATTATTAAAACTTGCCGAAGCACTAAAAGTGTCGGTTGACGAATTGACGGGTGACAAATCGCAAACATCATCACTTGATGAACAACTCAAAGATATTGACTTTGCATTACAAGGAGAAGTTCATGATTTGACCGATGCTGAAAAGCAAGATATTCTTGACTATATTAAATTTAAAAAAATGCAAAGAGGCGATATATAAATGAATCTACTAAATTTATATGATATTGCTGAAAAGAATAATATTACCATTGATTTTTTTGATACTAAAGAGATAAAAGCGTTTTCTATACCTGGAGCAATAGTTTTGAACGCTGACAAACACCAAACGCAATGTGAGATAAAAACTTCACTCGCGCACGAACTCGGACATCACATGAAAAATGCTTTTTATAACATTACAAGCACTTTTGAAACTATGGGACGACAAGAAGAACGAGCAAAACGCTGGGCAGTTGAAAATGTAATTACATATGATAAATTAAACGAAGCTATAAAAAAAGGTATTCGTGAAATCTGGGAACTTGCCGATTATTTTAATGTTACGGAAGATTTTATTAGAGATGCAGTGGGGGTATTCAAACTACAAGGATATGAAATTTAAAAATAAAAGAGGAAATATATTATGAAAAAGCTTATTATAATAATACTATCATTAAGCACAACCGTTGCAATTTTATGTTCTTGCAGTTTAAACGGCAATAGCGAAATTGAATCGTTAAAAAAAGAGGTTGAAACTCTTAAACAACAGATTGGCGAATTACAATCAGGTAATAATTCTACAAAAAGCACTTCCTCACCAGCAAGTAAATCAACAACAGCGCCTAAGAGCAATCAGGATGCAAAAATAGATGATTTAATTTTTGAACTATCTGAAGAAGATAGAACTTCTCACGGTGAAGAAGTAATAATGTCTTACAAGGTAACAAACAATACTGAAAAGATTATATCTTATTACAGCGTTAGCATTGCGTATTATGATGTGTCAGGAACGATGCTTAATATGGACAGCAGATTTAATGATGCGGTTCTTAATCCGGGAATGTCGGCGATTACAAAATCATATTCCAATGTCAATGGTGATAAGGCTTCTGTCGCAACGTCCAAAATCATTTCATACTATTACATAACGACAGAAGCTGATGAAAACGGAAATAATAAGTTTGAGGTAAACATCGAAACAGGGAAAACAAAAAGTAGCTATGATAAAAATAGATAATATTACCTTAAAATTTAGCTTGTAAAAAAATATATATTATGTTTATTAAAAAAATTTTTTCCAAATATCTTATATCGCTGCGTCAATCAAACGGTTTGAACCAATCTAAAATGTCCGAAATACTCGCAATTTCACAAACCGTGATTAGTAAGCTTGAAAATGGAGAACGTGCCGCCTCTATTGAATTGTTATACGCCCTAGCCGATCACTTTAATAGTCGCACCCTATACGGGTGCGTGGATTGAAATCAATTCCTATCATCAAATCACCTCTGATTTATAAAGGTCGCACCCCACATAGGGTGCGTGGATTGAAATTGTTATTTATTCCCTGCTCATATAAACATTTAAAAGTCGCACCCTATACTGGCGCGTGGATTGAAATGTTCTTAAACACCTTAAGTTGTTCAATAATTCTCGTCGCACCCTATATGGGTGTGCGGATTGAAATTTCATACAAGTTGACATCATACCGCCGATATACCGTCGCACCCGTATAGGGTGCGTGGATTGAAATTACACATAAGCGCTGAATAAAAAAGTATCACGAATGTAAGAAAGGTGAAAAAATGCCAATATACAAAATGAAAGGGTCGAAAGACGGAAAACAAAAATACAGAGTACGTATTAATTATCAGGACAGTATGGGGATAAATCGTCAAATAGACCGTGTCACTTATGGCAACGCTGAAGCAAAAGAGCTTGAACGCCAATTAAATTATGATATAAAACAATCCATTCCGGCAAAGCGCATTACTGTAAAACAATTATATGAAGAATATTTGAAATCTAAAAAACATGAACTAAGAGAACAATCTATCAGATCAATAGTTACGTATTTAGATAATCATGTTATTCCCGAGTTAGGAAATTTACGTCTAGATAAATTAACAACCCCGGCACTTAAAAAATGGAAGGACGGCATAAACGAAAAAACCGTCAAAAATAAGGGGGTTAAAAAACTAAGTATTAAAACAAAACAGCATATTTATAATGAATTCAGAACAATGCTTAATTACGCTGTTCAAATGGACTACATAGAAAAGAATCCATTAAAAAAAATAGGTAATTTTAAAAGTTCAATTACACTTGAATCCGAAAAAGAAATGGATTATTATACACCCGACGAATTCAAGTTATATATAAAGGCAGCATATGACTGTGCAAAAAACAGCTCTACAAACCACGAATGGGATTATTATGTATTCTTTAATATTGCTTACTATACAGGGCTCAGAAAGGGCGAAATTCATGCTCTTAAGTGGTCTGACATTGAAGGGGACTATTTACACGTTACAAGAAGCATAGCGCAGAAATTAAAAGGTGCTGACAGAGAAACCCCTCCAAAAAACAAATCGTCTATACGCACTATACAAATTCCCATACCATTAAAAGAAATATTAAATGCTCACAAGGAAAGATATAAACAACTTGAGGGTTTCAATAACGATTATAGAATTTGCGGAGGTATAACTTCTCTCCGAGACAGTACTCTTGACAAACATAACAAAAAATATGCTGAACTAGCAGGTATTAAAAAAATTAGGATACATGATTTTAGACATTCGCACGCATCATTATTAGCCAATGAAGGTATTAATATACAAGAAATAGCTAGAAGACTAGGCCACTCTAAAATTGAGATAACTTGGAATACTTACAGCCATTTATATCCGCGGGAAGAAGAACGAGCAATTAATATTTTAAACAAAATCGTGTAAAAATCGTGTAAACAAAAATAGAACCAGCGTAAAAACGCTGGTTCTATTGCTTTTGGTGCGGGTAAAAGGACTTGAACCTTCACGTCTGCTGACACTAGAACCTAAATCTAGCGCGTCTGCCAATTCCGCCAT